ACAACAAAAATCTGGTGCTGCAAAACCAACTTACGTTGCTACTGACAAAAAGAAAATGAAAAAAGAAGAAGTAGAAATTATCGAAGGAAAGGATAAGAAAGGTAAAGGTAGTGGTACTAAAGATGCTTGCTATCATAAGGTCAAGTCACGTTATTCTGTCTGGCCTTCTGCTTATGCTTCTGGTGCATTAGTCAAGTGCCGTAAAGTTGGTGCTGCCAACTGGGGCAACAGCACTAAGAAAGAGTCATATGAATTGTCAAACTGGAGAGATGACTTCAAGGCAACTGAATATGAATTCATTGATCTTATCAAACCAGAACCAATTAAAGGTGGTCAAGAGCAGATTGATGAAGAACTTACTGGGGATAGATTAAAAAGATCACAAGAAAAAATTAAATCTTTGGGAAGAAAAAAATCTACTCTTCCTGCAAGAGATGCATTGAATAGAGTTTCTGTTGGAAAAGAAGGAACTGGGACTTTAGGTGGTAGAAAAGGACCAACCAAAAGAGGTGGATCGGGTAAAAAGGGAGGATCGAAAACTACTGGAAGTGGTGCATATCCAGATGATCAGGGTTTTGGAAACAAAGCAGCAAGAAGAGCAGGTAAGTATGTTCCAAATACAAGAGGTATTGATGAAGGACAGAAGTGCTGGAAGGGATATGAGAAGAAGGGCACTAAAAAGATGTTTGGTAAGACTTATAACAACTGTGTGAAGAAAGAAGAAACTGAGATTGAGGAAAAGAAAGATCCTTGCTGGGATACTCACAAGCAAGTGGGTATGAAGAAGAAGGGTGGCAAGATGGTTCCCAACTGTGTTCCCAAAGAGGAAAAGCAAATCGGTGGTGGTAATCTCAAAAAACTTGCTGGAAAGGCAACTAAGAGAGTTGATGCTGATGTAGATGGTGATGTTGATACTAAGGATATGAAGTCTCAAGAAACGGGAGAATTTGTACCATCCCCAACCGGTAAAAAATTAAAACCAAAAGTTAGATTTGAACAGTCTGATTGGAGATCCGATCTTGGTGAAGATTGGCAGAAGGTAAATAAATCTGATAAGACTGATGGAATGTCACAGAAAGCAGTAAATGCTTATCGTCGTGAGAATCCAGGTTCAAAGTTAAAGACTGCCGTAACTGGCAATCCAAAGAAAGGAAGTAAGGACGCAAAGAGACGTTCATCTTATTGTTCCCGTTCAGAGGGACAAAAAGATATGCATAATATTGATTGCTCTAAAACTCCAGATAAAGCAATCTGTAAAGCCCGTCGTCGTTGGAAGTGCTGATTAATGAAAAATTTTAAACAATTTCTCTCAGAAAGCGTCACCATTAATGGTGATTTTAATGGAACACTAACTTATGGGGGTGCTCCTGGACAAGAACAACAGAAAGAGTCTTACTTTGCAGATGTTGTCTGGGAAGGAAAACTCTACAGACTTGAGTTAGAAGGTCAGATGCTTTCTAAATCAGAATTATCCGAACAGATTCAAAGTGAGTATCCTGGTGCGATGATTCAAAACATTTATCCAGGTCAACAGAACACTTCTAGAATTAAAAGTTCAAAAAGATATCAACCAGAAAGACTGACTTGGAGTGACTGATGGGATTTAAAAATTATCTATGGGATGAAGCATGGGAACTGAATGTTTCTCGTGATAAAGTTCGTGGTGCTTATCACATCATCAAGTTTGGAGAAAATCTTGATGTTGATGGTAATATGGAAACCATTTGGGATGCTGGTGGACTTTACACCTACTTAACATCTGCAGGAGTTCTTACAGTAACTAGTACTGATGGTGATGATGCTGCAGCAGGAATTGGTGCAAGAACCGTAACTGTAGAAGGACTTGACGCCAATTACAATCAAGTATCTGAAACACTAACAGTTGGTGGTAGTGCTGGTAGTGTTGAGTTCTTCAGAGTATTTCGTGCATTTGTTGCAACATCTGGATCTAGTGGAACCAATGAAGGAACTATTAGTATTTCTCAAGGAGCAACAACATTAGCTCAAATTCGTTTTGTAGGTGGCACAGGTTTAGGACAAACCTTTATGGCAATCTACACTGTTCCTGCTGGATACACTGGATACATATATCAATGGGATCTTTCAACTGCCAAATCGGATGGTGATGTTTTCTTAGTTAAGAAGGGACACAATGATAATGGTACGTGGAGGTCTCAAGATGTTATGCATACAAATCAAAATAGTATTGAACGAAATTACAAGTTCCCACTAAAGATTGAAGAGAAAACAGATATTGAAGTGAGGGCATATTCTTCAACAAACAATATGAAGTGTGCTGCAACTTTCTGTATTCTTTTAGTACAAAACGATAGTTAATTTTAATTATGAGTGAAGTTTATCTTGGTAATCCTAATCTAAAAAAAGCAAATACACCGATCCAATTTACTGAGGAGCAGATAATTGAGTTCCTCAAGTGTAAAGAAGATCCGGTCTATTTTGCTAATAACTATATTAAGATTGTTTCTCTTGACGAGGGTCTGACGCAGTTTCATCCATATCATTTTCAAGAGAAGTTAATTAAAAACTTTCACGAAAACAGATTTAATATCTGTAAGATGCCACGACAAACTGGTAAATCCACTACAGTCGTATCATATCTTTTGCATTATGCTGTCTTTAATGACAGTGTAAACATTGGTATTCTGGCAAACAAAGCAGCAACCGCAAGAGAATTATTACAAAGGTTACAGACTGCTTATGAGAACTTGCCTAAGTGGATGCAACAGGGTATTCTGTCATGGAACAAAGGATCTATGGAGTTAGAGAATGGCAGTAAGATATTGGCAGCTTCTACGTCTGCAAGTGCTGTCCGAGGTATGTCGTTCAACATCCTCTTTCTCGACGAGTTCGCGTTTGTCCCAAATCACGTTGCTGACTCGTTCTTTGCATCTGTTTATCCTACTATTACTTCTGGTAAAAACACCAAAGTAATTATTGTATCTACTCCACATGGTATGAATCATTTCTACCGTATGTGGCATGATGCAGAAAGAAGTAAAAATGAATATATTCCTACAGAAGTTCACTGGTCTGAAGTTCCTGGTAGAGACGTTGTTTGGAAAGAACAAACGATTGCCAACACATCGGAAGAACAGTTTCGTGTTGAGTTTGAGTGTGAATTCTTAGGTTCTGTCAATACACTAATTAATCCATCAAAACTTAAAACTCTTGTCTATGAAGATCCGATACAAAGAAATGCCGGATTGGATGTTTATGAAAATCCAATCAAAGATCATAATTACTTAATAACTGTAGATGTTGCTCGTGGTCTTGGAAATGATTACTCCGCATTTATAGTTTTTGATATTACAGAGTTTCCATATAAAGTGGTTGCAAAGTATAGAAATAATGAAATAAAACCAATGCTATTTCCAAGTGTCATCTTGGATGTTGCCAAGGGGTATAATCAGTCTTGGTTATTGATTGAAGTTAATGATATTGGAGATCAAGTTGCGAGTATTCTCCAATATGATTTGGAATATGAAAATATTCTAATGTGTGCCATGAGGGGCAGAAATGGTCAAGTAGTAGGTTCTGGATTTAGTGGCAAAAAATCTCAACTAGGAGTGAGAACCACTGCAGCAGTAAAAAAATTAGGATGTTCTAATCTAAAAACTCTTATTGAAGATGATAAACTTATAGCATCAGATTATGAAGTTATTTCTGAGTTAACTACTTTTGCACAAAAAGGAAATTCTTTTGAAGCAGAAGAAGGATGTAATGATGACTTAGCAATGTGCCTTGTAATCTTCTCCTGGTTGGTTGCACAAGAGTACTTTAAAGAGATGACTGAAAATGACGTAAGAAAGAGAATATATGAAGAACAAAAAAATCAAATTGAACAAGACATGGCTCCATTTGGATTCATATCTGATGGTTTTAATAATGAAACAACTTTTGTAGATAAAGATGGTGATAGGTGGTATGCTGACGAATATGGTGATAGGTCATATATGTGGGATTATATGTAATGAATTTTGATGATCAAATTGAATTAGAACATTTATTATTCTTTGATCGTAAATGTAGAGTTTGTGGAGAAGTAAAAAGTTTATTGGATGATTTTTACTTAACTAGAAAAAATAGGGGTACATTACCTTCTTCATACTCATATGAATGTAAAGAATGTACCAAAAAAAGAGTTAACAGAAAAAATTTAAAAGTAAAAACAAATACAACTTGGGAATATCCAGATTGGTAGATATCACGCATAGTTTCCCCACTGAAAATACTCTTTTCCATAAATATTTTTAGATAAATTTGGACTGCGAGGGTAAAACAGATGCCACTAAATTTAGCATCTCCTGGTATTTTAGTAAGGGAAGTAGACCTGACTGTTGGTAGAGTTGATCCAACTTCTGCTAGTATTGGTGCGATTGTTTGTCCTTTCGCACAAGGTCCCGTAGAAGCCCCTACAATAATTGAGAGCGAAAAAGACTTATTAGAAGTCTTCGGAAAACCATATAGCACAGATAAGCACTATGAGCACTGGTTAGTTGCTTCTTCTTATTTGGCTTATGGAGGATCACTGCAAGTTGTTAGAGCAGATGATAATGGTCTTAAGAACGGAATCGTTTCTATAGGTACTACTGCTGCTGACATCAAAATCAAAAGTTTAGATCATTATGAAGAACTTGGATATGATGAAAATCCAATTACTGGTGTAGTTGTTGCAGCAAGAAATCCTGGTTCTTGGGGTAATGGTCTGAGAATTGGAATTATTGATTCTAAAGCAGATCAAATTTTAGGTGTTTCTACATCTAATATTCAAGTTGGTTACGGAATCACTCAAGCAGTTCCTGCCGGTACAGTTATTGCCGGATCTGGAACAACTTCTATATTAGACGGATATTTCAAAGGTCTTGTTACCGAAGTTGGTGATGGAGAAATTGAAGTTAAAATACTTCAACATGTTTCAAGTGCAAGTACAGTAACTTCAATTGAATATCAACCACAAGGAAAGTATAAATTTGCCTCTAATATTGATATTGGAGTCACTAATGCCGTAGGAGGTTCTATCGGTATTGCTACAACAGTTTCATCACATAAAGATTGGTTTGATCAGCAGACTCTTAGCTTAACTGATAATGTGAAAGTTAAGTGGAATACTCTTGCAGAACGTCCAGGAACTTCTGAATATGCAGCAGCAAGAGGATCTAAATTTGATGAGGTTCATGTTGTTGTAATTGATGCTGAAGGTGAGGTCACTGGAAACAGTGGAACAATTCTTGAAAAAAATCTTGCATTATCAAAAGCAAAAGACGCAGAGTATTCACTCGGTTCTCCTTCATATTGGAGAAAGTTTATTGCAAATAGTTCAGAATATATTTTTGCTGGTTCTGCACCGACCGGTATCGTAACAACTGGATTTAATAATACTACCGTAAACAGTTTTGCTGTTGCTGGAGATGTTGGTTGGGATCAAAGAGCAGAAGGAATTACTTTTGCTGCAAGTGGAAATATTAATGAGAAATTTGTGCAGGGAAAAAATTATGCAGGAATTTCAACACTATCTGCTGATGGTGCACTGACTACTGGTTTAGATGGATTAGTAACTGGATATGGTTTATTTGAAAATACTGAAGAGTATGACGTAGATTTCATTCTTATGGGATCTGCAGGATATGCTAAAGAGCAAGCACAAGCACTTGCTAATAAGTGCATTTCAGTTGCCGAAATAAGAAAAGATGCAGTAGCATTTATTTCACCATACAGGGGTGCAGCACTGACTGATACTAATGTTGACACAGCAGTAACAGTTAATCCTGATGATACAACTACTAATAATGTAATTAGTTTCTATTCTCCTATTTCATCAAGCACATATGCAATATTCGATTCTGGATATAAGTATATGTTTGATAGATTTGCGAATACATTCCGTTATGTCCCCTTGAATGGAGATATTGCTGGTCTTTGTGCAAGAAATGATATAAACAACTTCCCATGGTTCTCTCCAGCAGGAACAAATAGAGGTGCAATCCTTAATGCAGTTAAACTTGCTTACAACCCAAGTAAAACTCAAAGAGATCAACTTTATTCAAATAGAGTTAATCCAGTAATCTTCTCACCTGGTTCTGGTATCGTTCTCTTTGGAGATAAAACTGGATTTGGTAAAGCATCTGCATTTGATCGTATTAATGTTCGTAGATTGTTTATCTTCCTTGAAGATGCAATTTCTGCTGCAGCAAAAGATCAACTCTTTGAATTTAATGATGAAATTACAAGAACTAACTTTGTAAATATTGTTGAACCATTCCTCCGTGATGTTCAGGCAAAGAGAGGAATTTTTGATTTTGTCGTTGTTTGTGATGAAACAAATAACACTGCCGCAATTATAGATAATAATGAGTTTGTGGCAGATATCTTTATCAAACCCGCAAGATCAATCAACTTCATTGGTCTTACGTTTGTTGCCACCAGAACTGGTGTTTCATTTGAAGAAGTTATCGGTAACGTTTAATTCAGGGGATTAGCAAACAATGGCAAACCGTCAACAAGTAAATACATTACCATTAAGGACTATCAGTGACTTTAAAAGTAAATTAAAGGGTGGTGGTGCAAGACCCAATTTATTTGAAGTGGAATTAACTTTTCCCTCAATAGTTGGAGTTCAAAATGAAAACGAAGTTCTTGATAATGCAAGATTTCTTGTGAAAGCAGCAGCACTGCCTGCTTCTACAATTGCACCTATTGATATTCCTTTTAGAGGAAGAATCCTGAAGATTGCAGGTGACAGAACATTTGAAACCTGGACAATCACTGTTCTCAACGATACCTCATTCTCTATCAGATCAGCATTTGAAAAGTGGATGAACACCATTAACAAACTTGATAATGGAACTGGAGAAACAGATCCTGCACTTTATCAGGTAGATGCTAAGGTCAATCAACTTGACCGTGATGGTAAAACCTTGAGAAGATATGTCTTTAAAGATGTATTCCCAACTAATATTTCCACAATTGATTTAAATTATGAAACAACTGATACTATTCAGGAATTTACTGTAGAAATGCAGGTTCACTATTTTGAAGCATACAAAGGTAATGCTCCACAATCTGGTGGTGAAAATATCCGCTAAATAGTAAAATAACAGTTAAGTCAGTTTATACTATGGCAAAACTTTTTGGTTTTTCTATTGAGGATACAGAGAAAAAATCTAAAGATATAGTTTCCCCCGTCCCCGAAAATAACGAGGACGGGGTTGATAACTATATTAGTAGTGGATTTTATGGTTCATATGTAGACATTGAAGGGCAATATAGAACAGAGTTTGATTTAATTAAAAGATATAGAGAGATGTCACTTCACCCAGAGTGTGATGGTGCCATTGAAGATGTTGTTAATGAAGCAATTGTTAGTGATCTTTATGATTCTCCGATTGAAATTGAACTTTCAAATCTTAATGCAACTGATAAATTAAAAAAAGCAATCAGAAAAGAATTTAGATATATTAAAGAAATTTTAGATTTTGATAAAAAATCGCATGAAATTTTTAGAAATTGGTATATTGACGGTAGACTTTACTATCACAAAGTAATTGACTTAAAAAAACCTCAGGAAGGAATTAAAGAACTGAGGTATATTGATCCAATGAAAATGCGGTTTGTCCGTCAGGAAAAGAAAAAAGATAAAAATTTGATTGGACCAAATATTCCTGGTCGTGATGAATCAAGAAATGCAATTGCTCCTGAGATTGAAGAATATTTTGTATATACACCAAAACCAAACTATCCAACAGGAAATTTAACTGGTGGTGGTGGAAATAAAGGAACTAAGATTGCAAAAGATGCGATTACATATTGCACTTCTGGTCTTGTAGATAGAAATAAAGGAAATACTTTATCATATCTCCACAAAGCAATTAAGGCACTCAATCAACTTAGAATGATTGAGGATTCGTTGGTTATCTATCGTTTATCAAGAGCACCAGAACGTCGTATTTTTTATATTGATGTTGGAAATCTTCCTAAGGTGAAAGCAGAACAATATCTTCGTGATGTTATGATGCGTTATCGTAACAAACTTGTATATGATGCGAATACTGGTGAAGTTCGTGATGACCGTAAGTTTATGTCCATGATGGAAGATTTTTGGCTTCCTAGACGTGAAGGTGGTAGAGGAACTGAAATCTCCACACTTCCTGGCGGTCAAAATCTTGGAGAACTTTCAGATATTGAATATTTTCAAAAGAAACTTTATAGAGCACTCGGAGTTCCCGAATCTAGAATTGCTGCGGACGGTGGATTTAATCTTGGTCGTTCTTCTGAAATTCTAAGAGATGAACTTAAGTTTTCTAAGTTTGTCGGACGTTTGAGAAAGAGATTTGCTCAAATGTTCAATGACATGCTGAAAACTCAATTGATTCTCAAAAATATTGTATCACTAGAAGATTGGGAAAAAATTTCCGATCATATTCAGTATGATTTCTTGTATGATAATCAGTTTGCAGAACTTAAAGAAACTGAAATGTTGAATGAGAGACTTGGTGTTCTTGCAACAATTGAACCGTATATTGGAAAGTATTATTCAACTCAGTGGGTTCGTAGTAAAGTTCTCCGTCAGACTGATGCAGAAATGATTGAAATGGATGAACAAATTGAGCAGGAAATTAAAGACGGAGTTATTCCAGATCCAAGTGCAGTAGATCCAATTACTGGTGAACCTTTACCACAAGAAGGTGATCAGGGAATGATGGGTGATGTTCCTATGGAACCAGAAATTGATGGTGGAATTACTGATGCTGATGGTAAAGCTGCCGAGATATAAATAGAAAATATAGTTATTATAAATTTTCATGGAAGAAATTGTAAATTTAATTGGTGCAGATTCTTCTGCAGCTGATATTAGTGATCGTATTAAAGACGTTTTGTATGCAAAAGCAGCAGAACGTATTGAAGGTATTAAACCGACAGTCGGTGCATCCATGTTTGATGATTCCAACTTAGATACGGAAGAGGAGCAAGATGGCTAGGACTTTATTGTTAGGGGATGAAATAGAATTGCCCGTTAATACTGGCACTGCTACTAGTTTTTCTTCTGCGACTGTAGTTAGACTTGTTAATACAACAGGAACCGCACAGGTTATTACTGTTGTAGAAACTCAAAATGGTGCAGGTATTGGTTCTTTTACAATGCTTGGCAATACGACAGAATTGTTGGAAAAAAATGCATCATATTGTGTTTTTGCAAGTGCAGCAACTGTAAAAGGTACAAAAGTAGGATTCACCGGATAATCAAATGAAACTCATTACTGAAGAAATTTCAAACGTAAAGATTATTACCGAAGGCAAAGGTGCCAGTAAGAAACTTTATATTGAAGGTGTCTTTCTGCAAGGAGACATTAAAAATAGAAATGGCAGAATGTATCCAATGGAAACTCTTGCCAAAGAGGTTGGTAGATATAATGAAACTTTTGTTCAAAAGGGGCGTGCTCTTGGAGAACTTGGACATCCTGATGGTCCTACCGTAAATCTTGATAGAGTTTCTCATAAAATTACTTCACTTGTTCAAGAAGGTAGTAATTTTAAAGGAAAGGCACAAATCCTGAATACTCCAATGGGTAAGATTGCATCTTCACTTTTAGATGAAGGTGTAATGCTTGGTGTTTCTTCTCGTGGTGTTGGTTCATTAAGAGAGGATCGTGGTGGAGTCAAAGTCGTTGGCGAAGACTTTATGTTGGCTACTGCTGCTGATATTGTTGCAGATCCCTCTGCTCCGGATGCTTTCGTTCAAGGTATTATGGAAGGAAAAGAGTGGATCTGGGACGGAGGAATTCTTCGTGAACAGTTAGCAGAAACAACTCAGAAGAGAATTAATACTCTTGTTGACCAAAAAAGACTTGAAGAGCATAAGTTAAACTTATTCAGTGATTTTCTTTCAAATCTTTAATTTATAAATAAATATAGATTAATACAAAAAATCTATAAAAAATGTCCGTTGGTAGCAATTTACAAGAAATGGAAAACGTAGTAACCAAAGGCGCTGCTGCAGCTGAACCAATGCAAAAACTGTCCCATTCAACTCCCGGACAGCCTTCTGTAGAGGATCTCGGTGGCCCTACTCCCGAAAACTATAAAGCAGATGATGATTCTGCTAAGCTCAAAGAACCCTCAATTGCAACTGTCGCAGACGTTGTAAAAAGAGGTGCCAAACCTGCCGAACCCATGCCAAAAGGCATGAAGGAAGAGGAAGAAGTCGAAGGAGAAGTTGTTGCAGAAGAGGAAGTTTCTGAAGAAGAAACAACCGAAGTTGTAGCAGAAGAAGAAGTTGTTTCTGAAGAATCCGAAGAAGAAGCAGCCGAAGCAGAATACAACGTCGAAGAAGATGTTGAGGCACTGCTTGCTGGTGAAGAACTCTCTGAAGAATTTGAAGAAAGAGCACGTACCATTTTTGAAACTGCTATCAAGACAAAAGTTGCTGAAGTTCAAGAAGAACTGAAAGCACAATATGAAGCAACTCTCGAAGAAGAAGTTTCTACTATTAAGTCAGAACTGACCGAAAGAGTTGATGCATATCTTGAGTATGTTGCTGAAGAGTGGATGACTGAAAATCAACTCTCAGTTGAAGCAGGACTCAAGACTGAAATGACAGAATCATTCCTCACTGGAATGAGAAGTCTTTTTGAAGAACATTATGTAACTATCCCTGAAGAGAAATATGATGTAACCACCGCAATGGTGGAAAAATTAGATGAGATGGAAGATAAACTCAACGAGCAAATCAATAAGAATGTTGCTCTCAATCAAAGATTAGCTGAGTCGGTTGCTGATGTAATCTTCTCCGATGTCTGCGAAGGTCTCGCACTTTCACAGAAGGAAAAACTCGCTTCTCTTGCCGAAAATGTTGAGTTTGATAGTGAAGAAACATATCGTGAGAAACTGGTAACTCTGCGCAAGTCTTACTTCCCAGAGAATGCTGGTGCTCAAAGAGATGAGTCAGAAACTATCTCTGAAAGTTCTGAATCTATGGGTCAACCACAAGTTGGTGGTCTTATGGAGTCATATCTTGATACTCTGACTAGAGTCTCTAAAAAGTGATTTTTTAATTATAAGTCAAACTAAAAATTTTAAGGTAAAATCAAATGCAAGGTTTCAATGCTGAAGCTCTGCAGGAGAAGTGGGCACCTATCCTCAACCATGAGGGTCTCGGAGGCATCAACGATGCTCATAAGAGAATGGTTACCGCAGTTCTTCTGGAGAACCAAGAAAAAACACTCAGAGAGGAGAGAGAATTCCTTTCTGAAGCAGGTCCAACTAACTCTGCCGGAACCGGTGGTTTTAGTGGTAGTGCTGGCAACACCGTTGCTGGTTTCGACCCAGTTCTGATCTCTCTGATCAGACGTTCAATGCCTAACCTGGTCGCATATGACCTCGCAGGTGTTCAACCAATGAACGGTCCTACCGGACTCATCTTTGCAATGCGTTCCCGCTACACCAATCAGAGCGGAACTGAGGCACTGTTCGACGAAGCAAACACTTCATTTGCTAACAGTGGAATCTCTACTTCAGGACTTTATGTTGCTGGTTCTGATGGTTCTGGTGTTGGTTTAGGTACTACTGGTGGTGGTGCTGGTAGCAACGATCCATCTGCTCTCAACCCAAGCACTGATGCAACTCAGGGTGCATATGGTGTTGGTCAGGGTATGGATACCGCACAGTCTGAAGGACTGGGTGGTGTTAATGATAATGCCTTCAACGAGATGGCATTCTCGATCGAGAAAGTCACCGTTACTGCGAAGTCAAGAGCTCTGAAGGCAGAGTACTCCTTAGAACTCGCACAAGACCTCAAGGCAATTCATGGTCTGAATGCTGAGGCTGAACTCGCAAACATTCTCTCCACAGAGATTCTTGCTGAGATCAACCGTGAAGTCATCAGAACCATCTATAAGACTGCTGAAACTGGTGCAACTACTAACGTTGCAAACCAAGGTACTTTTGACCTCGACGTTGACTCCAACGGTCGTTGGTCTGTTGAGAAGTTCAAGGGTCTGATTTTCCAAATCGAGAGAGATGCGAAC